AACCGGCCGCGTACAACGATCCTGCAGGCGGCGTGGATTCGAGCATTGGCCCACAGGCCGTAACCTCGTACCACCAGCGCCAGGCCCTGATCGAAGCTCGTAAAGAGCAGTACTTCACTCAGCTGGCCGATGTGACCTCCATGCCCAAGAACATGGGTAAAGAGATCACCAAGTTCCACTACATCCCGCTGCTCGACGACCGCAACATCAACGACCAGGGTATCGACGCCTCCGGCGCCACCATTGCCAACGGTAACCTGTACGGTTCCTCGAAGGATATCGGCCTGATCCCGGGCAAGCTGCCGACCCTGTCCGAATTCGGCGGTCGTGTGAACCGTGTTGGTTTCACCCGTAAGCTGCTGAAAGGCACCCTGGAAAAGTTCGGCTTCTTCCAGGAATACACCCAGGAATCCCTGGACTTCGATACCGACGCCGAGCTGTCGCAGCACATCAACCGCGAAATGATCAACGGCGCGGTGCAAATGTCCGAAGCGGCCCTGCAAATCGACCTGCTGAACTCGGCCGGTGTGATTCGCTACGCCGGTGATGCCACCAGCAACGCCACTGTCGGTAAGGATGACGTTGTCACCTACGACGACCTGATGCGCCTGGCCATCCAGCTGACCAACAACCGTACCCCGCGCATGATCAAAATGATCACCGGTTCGCGCTACATCGACACCCGTACCGTCGCCGGTGCCCGTGCCATGTACTGCGGCTCCGAACTGATCCCGACCCTGCGTGCCATGAAGGACCTGCACGGCAACCCGGCCTTCATCCCGTCGCACATGTACGCCGATGCCGGCTCGCTGATGACCGGTGAAATCGGTGCGGTCGACGAGTTCCGCATCATCATCGTGCCTGAAATGCTGAAGTGGGCCGGTGCTGGTGCCGACGTTGAAGCTGATGACGTGTCCAACCACGAAACCGGTGGCAAGTACGACGTGTTCCCGCTGCTGGTCATCGGCGCCGACTCGTTCACCACCATTGGCTTCCAGAGCGATGGCAAGAACCAGAAGTTCAAGATCTACAACAAGAAGCCTGGCGAGCAGACTGCTGACCGCCTGGACCCATACGGCGAGATGGGCTTCATGTCCATCAAGTGGTACTACGGCTTCATGGTCCTGCGCCCTGAGCGTATCGGCATCATCAAGTCCGTTGGCCGCCTGTAAGGGCTAGCGAAAACCAATCGGGGAGCCTAGTGCTCCCCTTTTGGGTACCAGCTACACCAAACCCTATTAGGAGACACACATGTCTGATGAAGTCCAGGTAACCGAACTCGAAGCACTCAAGGCGCGTGCAAACCAGATCGGTCTGAAGTTCCACCCGTCCATCGGCGTTGAAGCGCTGCGTAACAAGGTCAATGCGGCTCTGGCCGGCGAAACCGTCGATGAAGACGAAGAAGAAGACGACCTGGCCGAAACCCCGGCAGCCAATGCTTCGATCCCCAAGCCTACCGTGACCGAACCGGCCAAGCCCCGTGCGCTGACCGCCAACGAACTGCGTGTACAGAAGTACAACGAAGCCCGCAAACTGGTGCGTGTGCGCATCACCTGCATGAACCCGATGAAAAAGGAATGGCAAGGTGAGCAGTTCTCGGTGGCCAACCGTAGTATCTCGATCAACCGCTTCGTTCCTTTCGAAGTGGAATGGCATATCGAGAACCTGCTGTTGCAGACTCTTCGTGACCGTCAGTATCTGGCTTTCGTCAGCAAGCGCGTGGGCCCACAGCAAATCGAAGTGAAAGAGCACCGCATGATCCGCGAATTCGCTATCGAAGTACTGGACCCACTGACCCCGGCTGAGCTGAAAGATCTGGCCCAGCGCCAGGCCATGGCTGCTGGTACTCAGGAGTAATAACGCATGGCCATCGCCCCAATCACCCTGGCTGACCTGACGGAAGCCAAAGTCGAGGGTAATGGTGCCTTCGATACGCTGATGCGGGCAATGGTCGGCCACCTGGAAAAAGAGTTCAAACTCAACCGACTCCGGGGTGCCGACTACGCCAACGTCTACCTGAACTCGCTGGCACCGGTGTTGCAGAACGCCACCCTGTTCCTGCTGCAGAAAGATGAGGCCGCCAACAAGGCCGCACTGGTCGATGCGCAGGTTCGCCTGACTGAAGCGCAGATCAAGCTGGCTGAAGCAGAGCTGGCGAAGGAACTCCTCAACAAAGACCTGATTGCCGCGCAGATCCGTAAGATCGACCGCGAGATTGTTTCGGCTGACGTTGCTGACGATCATGTCACTGCGCAGACCGGCATGATCACCGCGCAGACTGCGAACGTGGCGAAAGAAGGCCTGATCCTGGATAACCAGCTGGTTGTGTCCGCCAAAGAGATCGAAAAGATCACTGCCGACATCTCCATGCTCGCTAAGCAGGAACTGAACGTTGTAGCCGACACTGCGAACAAAACACAGCAGAAGTTGAACCTGGTTGAAGAAGCCAAGTTGACTACGGCACAGGCAGCCAAAGTTACTGCCGACACCGCTGTGTCTACGCAGCAGAAGCTCAACATGGCAGAAGAGTTGAAGGCGATCACGGCGAACATCGCTAAGATCACAGCGGATACTGCGGTGTCCACCCAACAGAAACTGAACATGGCCGAGCAGTTGAAGCAGATCATTGCCGAGACCGCCAAGGCAACGCAGGAACTACAGAACCTCATCGCACAGGAATGCCTGTTGCGTGCACAGTACGACCTGACTGTGGTGAACAAGCTCCAGGCTACGGCCCAGACTTCGTTGATCCAGCAGAAGCAGGCCACCGAGCGTGCTCAGATCGTAGAGACTGGTGTTGATGAGAACTCTGTGATCGGCCGGCAGAAGACGCTGTACAAGGCTCAGTCTGATGGCTTCCAGCGTGACGCCGAGCAGAAGGCAGCCAAGTTGCTGGTGGATAGTTGGTCGGTGCGCCGTACTACGGACTCTGGTACTGTAGCCGATGCAACCAACATGCTGAACGACGCAACTATTGGTCGAATGGTGACGAAGCTCCTGACAGGGGTTCAAGCCTAACAGCAAGCAGCAAGAAGGGGGCCTTATGGCCCCTTTCTCATTTAGGGGAACTACATGGGTCTTTTCAGCAGTAAAACCAGCTACAAGGTCAACGTGACCGTAGCTGACGTGTTTGAGGATGGTGCCATCCCAGACAGCGCACGTAATGGAATTACCAAGGCCATCATGGGCGGCACTGACGTACAAGGGCAGATCATGGAGGAACTGAGCAACTCCATTGGTGTACGTGCAAGCTGTGGCTACACCTGGGCAGCCAAACCAGGTAACTATCCACTTGGCATCCCCAAGTCGGATATCAAGTCGTACATAGACGCGGAGTCGGTGGTAAAGCAGGCAATCCAAGCCAATATTGGCAGGACTGTCACACTGGAGTACTACCGCATGGCTCCGCTCAATGCTATGCACTTTGGGTGGCAGCACTGCTTCACAGCACTGCTTTACAACCCTGCAACCAACGAGCTGGTCAAGCTTACACAGCAGACGGCCAACAAGAAGTGCTACCTGGTAAACATGGTCGTCACGGTGCGTAAAGTGCACTATGACTGGATGGTGGAAACCAGTGACCTGGGTTGCCTGGATCAACTGGGCCCATCACCCAAATCGGGTTACTTGCCTTCGGCGCCGTTCAATAGCTTGTCCTACGTCGGCTCCTACGCTGAACAACCTGACTATGAAGTGTCCAGTGTTGCAACTGAGGACTACGTTACAATCACCTACGAGTATGAAGACTCCCCGGGCGTTTTCGTGCGCCGCGGTGTGACAGTTACCATGGCCGGGTATTCGGATGACGCTGACTACCATATGGCACGCTATAAAGACTCCACAGGCAAAGTAGGCTTCTTCACCTACATGCACGGGGCTGGCACGTACCCATTGGTGGACATTGTGTTCCAGGCCACTGACTTGGGCATTGGCACGTACTATCCATGGGTTTACTACCGAATTGGGCGCCAGACGGCCCAGTCTGCCTTAACTAACGACGAATACCAGGCAATGGTGCGTTGGTGTCACTACATCGGTGTTGACTACGACACTATGAACGACGCTGTAGTTAAGGACGTAGAGAAGGACGACGTAAGCCAGGTCATGATGTGCTTTGGGGTAAATCCAGGCGGCGAAGAGCAAAGTGAGTTGGAATACCTATTCAAGCACTTCGACCGACTGCACGCTAACGCAAAACCGCAGCCAGGCTTGGTACCGGACTTGTACGGAAAGATGAACGCCTTTACCTCCAGTCCATCTCAGTTCCAGCGCATCAAGGACAAACAGTTCGCCATCAGCTACCAATTCTCGGGAATAGTGAAGGTGCGACGCACCGGCGTGGTAACTGGTGTAAACCAGTACAAAGGCGCACTCAAGGATGTGCCGCAGAACGCGCAGACGTTTGCTACCCAGGGCCCTAACGGTGTGGGCACTGGCACCAACGTACCCACGCAGAAAGCCTATGTGTACCAGCACCAGGTCAATGAGTCGGTGTATGACGAAATTGCGGTGTACAACCTGCGCATGAACTATGAAGTTCACACCAAGAAAGGTTTTGCCGCAGGTCCTGGCGACGACACTATGCTTATCCCCGCTGACCGCGCCATTGTGGAAACCATTGGCTTGGACAAGCGTGAAGACCTGCTGTGTCGCTCCCTCAAGCTGATGGTCAACACGGTAGTCAAGATTAAGCAGCCGTGGTACGCCTCTGGTGCGTTCAGGGTTCTAATGATGATCGTGGCAGTGGTGATCACTATTGTGTCCTTGGGGGCGGCCTGGCAATCCATTGTGGCAGCTGCGGCGCTGGGTGTGGGTGCTTTGGCACTGACAGTGCTGACGATCATCGTCACTGGTTTGGTTATCAAAGTTGGTGTGCAGCTGTTCGTAAAAATTGTAGGTCCTGAGCTTGGTATGGTAGCCGCCGTGCTTGCTGTGGCGGCTGGCGCCTACGGTATTGCCGCTAACGCTAACTGGGGCGAGACACTAATCAGTGTTGCCACCAACCTGGCGGACACCTCGGCTGAAACCATGCAGGCTATGTTCACCGGTGTTATTGATGAGCTGACCCAGTTCCAACAAATGTCGGCCGGACTGTACGACAGCCTGGCCGAGCAGAAGGACTTGTTGGGCCTAAACTCCAACATGGCTGGCCTGATACCCGATGACTTCATCAACAAGCAGCCTATGATCATATTGGGCGAAACCCCGAACGACTTGTACACCCGTACTGTTCATTCGGGTAACATCGGCGCAACTGGGTTCCTTGCGACTCAGTACTACCACGATACGGCGCTCACACTGCCTCGTATCAATGACACACTCTCTTTACAGGAGCGAGACAATGGCCTGGCCATATTCTGACAATCCTTTGAGCGCTGCCGACCTGGCGCAGTCGCTGAACTTCGGTGGCGCTGCGTTCAACGCACCGGGCGCCACCCAACTGAACACCAATGCCCTGTTGACGGGCTCTGGCCTGGGCTCGGCTGCTTCCGAGGCTGCCGGTGCTGGTGGCAGCTTCATGGACGCTTTCCGCAACATCTTCAACATGGACAGCGCCTTTGGCAAAACCAAGGACGGTGTAACTACCATGGGTTGGGCGCCTGCGGCATTGGGCATTGGTCAGTCGATTTTCGGTGCACTGCAAGGCCGTCAAGCGATGGGGCTGGCCCAGGACCAGCTGAAAGAGTCCCGTCGCCAGTTTGACCTGAACTTCGGTGCACAGCGTCAAAGCATTAACACCGAACTGGAAGATCGCCAGCGTGCGCGCGTGGCGTCTAACCCCAACGCTTATGAAAGCGTGGATACCTACCTGGAAAAGAACCGGATTCGCTAATGGCCAGCCCAATTACTTGGCGGAACGTTGGTAACACGGTATCGGGCAGTGGGGCCTCTGGCCTCATTGCTCAGGCGCAGCAGCAGACGCAGCAGGGTATGAATGCCCTGCAAGATCTGGTTCGCGCCAACGTGAAGCAGAACCAACAGAACCAGTTGGCTACCGCCGCCAACAACACCAATGATTACCTGGATCGAGTAGCAGCCGCCGACCTGGCTACCTTGGCAACGCCCGAGGGCCAACAGGCGCTGGAAGCTATTCGTACTGGTTTCGGTACCGCCATTGACCGCAATGCTACCCGCAACGCGATTCAAGACCGCCTGGCCGCTGGCCAGAAGGCTGCGGTGCAACAAGGTCAGTACGACGACTTTGTACAGGGTCGTAACGAACGTAGTGCCGTAGACAGCCTGTATGGTTTGGCTGCGGCCAACGACCGTGCTGGTGTGGAGCGCGCACTGGCTGAAAACCAGTTCTTGGATGAGGGCGCCCTGCGTAAAGAACTGTACGGCACCCTGGACCAAAACCAGCAACGTCAGTACCGCGCCAACGCTGAAGGCCGGGCCAATCGTGCTGAAGCTCGTTCGGCGGCATCCCACGCACTGTCC